AGTTTGATTACTCGGCATCTTTTGCTTTTACTTGTTTATCTGCTATATCTTTTTTTGCTTTAATATCTCTATTTGCTGTATCTCTTTTAATATACTCACTTTCTCTTTTAGCTGCAGTATTTTCTACATCACTTGCTCTCTTCATTTCGTTTAATTGTCTAGAAATTTCATTAGCCTCTCTACTTATATCTTCTTTAGATTGATCTCCTCTACTTTTTTCCATTAATTCTAATTCTTTTAACTCTAATTCTTTTTCTTTAATGTCGTATTCTCTAATCATTTTTTCTAATTGTAAAGACTCTGTACCGCTTGATGCTTGCTGTTTAGCTTCAGCATTAATTAAAGCTATTTCAATATCTTTCTGTCTATCTTTTTCGTTCTCTATATTTTCTGCTTCTAATTTCATTTGCTCCATCTGTGCTTCATGTTTTTGAGCTTCTTGTTGAGCTTGTTGCTGTGCTTGTTCTAATTCAGCAGAAGCTTTATCAGCTTTTTTAAGATTATCTTTAATTTGAGTAAAACTATCTGAATCTAACATTTCAGCTATATCTCCAGGCTTAGCTCCGTTTTGCATCATAGCTTGAGTAAGTCCTTTAATATTTTGTAGTTTTTCAGCATCTTTACCAGCATCTGAAACAAATATTCCATAATTAGTTTCTGTATGAGACATAGAATCTATATCTAAAAAGTCAGTTGTTCCGTCAGGCATAACATACATAGTCTTTTTACCTGTTAACCATGCTTCTTTAGAATAATCTAATAGCGCTTGAAAATCTCTTTGTTCCATTCTTTCAAACTTTCTAAATAAATCTTCTGTAATATGTGAAGACTGTAATATAGCTTGTTGAGAAGATGCCTTACCTTCGTATGCTCCAATCTCACCTTGTCTTTGTCTACTTACTCCTGATATTTTTTCCCATTCTATTAAAATACTTTCTAATAAACCAATATATTGTTGAATAGTTTTAACAGACATATCCATAACAGATTGATGTTGAGGATTTAATTGTATTCCTTCTTTATTATAATCAACCCAAGCAATACCTGTACCTTCTACATAATACATAAATTTATCCATATCCCATTTTTTAGGGATCATATTAATATCAAATGAACCAATAATATCTTTTGACTTTGCTATAGAAAGTTCTAATCTATATTTATATATATTATAATTTAATTGATAAGGTATCCCTAATTTAACTAAAGAAATATTAGATGTGTTTGTATCTGAATATTTTCTACCATTAATAGGAAGTTTACATTTAGAAGGATTATCCATAGACATCCTTTGATTTGCAATAGGATTTATATTAATATACATTCTCCCATCTATTCTTGTCCCTTCCCACACTTCATTAACCCATTTCCATTCAAGAGCAGCTCCCTGTTCTTTCATTTCTTTAGGTAATCTAAATCCATCTGCAACTTCTTGTTCTTCTATAGCTCCAGTTTCAGGATCTAGATAAGTTAAAAATCCTATTCTTTTTCTAGATTTCCAATAAACATTTACAACTTCAAGTAATCTATTTCTATGCACATTAACATCTTTACTAGATGATTGTGCGTATAAGAAAGAGACATCTGTTTCAGAATGCCTAGGCTCTTCAAGTTCTAATATTTGTTGTTCTGATAAATCATCATAATACATATCAATCACAGTAGATGCGTGTGCATATTTTCTAGTCAAAGCCCAGTCTCCATCTTCTACAAATTCTAAATCTGGATCTAAATCATAATCTACATCTATTGGATTAAGAATTTCATAAAAAGGCTCACCATTTCTAACTCCTCTATGAGTATAAGCTTCTCCACTAATTAAATAATGAAACCAAGCTTTTTGTATTTTATCATACACTTCTTGTTCTTGAAATATGTAGTTTAAAGATTTTTGCCCTAAAATAGCTCTTTGATCAACATAACTAGATTCAAACATCTCTGCTATATGTTGAGGCATTGGATTTTCTTGTTCTTGTTGTTCTGGACTCATACCCATATCCTGTCCCTGTCCTTGAACAGCTTGCATAAAATGTAATTGTAGATTTTTAAAGATTGCTTCACTCTTAGCCTGTTCTTTAACACTAGTAGTATCAGAATTTTGTACTGTAACGGTATAATTGAGAGGTCTTTTAGATTTTTCCCCTAGAAGAAGATCAATTATGGGTTTGATAATAGGGTAATTACGCATTTCAGAAGGAAAGTTCTTACGAGATTTTCCGTAAGGTTTTAATACGTAATTGTAATCCGCCTCATCAATTATACCATTATAGTAATCATATAAAATTTTTAATTCATCTCTCCTTTGAGAATATCCTGAGCCTGCATCAGAAAGATCTATAAATGCTTCAACACACTCTTCTCCCCATTTTTTATTCTTTTTACTTATAGGCAGTTTTTGCCTAGGTATTTTATCATATCCCATAATCTACAAATTTAACTATTTTTTTTATATTATATTTAACGTTAAAATATTTATGAATATATATTATAGATATACCACTAGAGGTAATCACAAATACTATATAAACTATACTTTAATGTTAATTCTTCTCCTTGTTCTATTTTTTTTATTGTCTTTAATCTTTTATAATCTGTATTTTCATCATCATCTATTAATTCACAATTAGGTTTCTCTGAATGATTTATAAATCCCCCTAAAGGAGTTCTAATCCAACTATGTTGAAAATTAGGATCATAAACATGACTTATACCTATAACCACCTCTCCCGGAATATCTTCTATAGCGAGAATCCCTGCTCCATGAATTTGTGACGGACCTATTGCTAAGTACTCCGGTAGAGGGTTATAAGGTTCTTTATCTTTACATTTTTCCATTTAATAATAATTTTGTTCAAACCATTTATCTGTAGCTCTGTCTTCTAATATATCCTTTACTTCCGCATTATATAATTCTCTTGTATGATACATTCCAATCATTAACGACATAACACGGTCAAAGTTTCCTGCATGGTTAAATTTAATTAACTCTGTTAATAATGCAGGATCATAAATTTTATGCAAATTTAGTAATTGTTTTCCAGATTCATCCTTACTTCTCACAGTATTTAACCAATCCCTTATATATATTTCACCTTGGCGCTTTCTAGCATCTGTCATATGCATACCATATTGACGTTTTACAGTCTTACTCCTAAGTTCTCTTTTATCTAACATTTCAAACTCTTCTTGAAGTTTATGCATCTTTCTAAATCTTTTTGCATATGCTATAACCTCACCACGATCGTTCTCAAATCCTATCTTACATCCATAATAATCAGCTAATAAAAATAGGTTTCTATTATAATCATCTTGTGTGTGAGGTCTTCCTACATACGATGCTACAATAATATCATCTGGTTGTGATAAATTATTAGGTCTTTTTAATACATAAGCTGATCCTAAAGAAGTAGAATCTGCTGATTGATTTTGCCCATAGGGGTCATGACAAATAACATATAAATTCTGTGGAATTTGCTGTTTTTCATTTTTATATGGGGCTTCATATATAACTACAGCCCCTGTTTTATCGTCATCTTTTCTATGAGGATATTTAAGTATTTGTTTTAAATCTCCATCTATAGTAAACTTAACTTCACCTTTAGTATTATGATATAATCTTCCTACTGTTCCTATTGCCTGTAATCCCTTAGCTTTAACAATATTATATTGCTCTTGTAAAGATGCTATATCAAATAGATTAGCAGTTACTTGTAATGTAGCTTCTTGAGGTGAAAAAGGATGCTCTGCTATATATTGATCTAAAGATTTTGTATCAGCAGCTCCCTTTTTCTTTTCTCTCATCTCTTTCTCATATTCTATAGCATTTTCTTTTATAGAATTACCATTATCATCTATAAAGCCATCTAAATTAGTTTGTATAGGAATAAAGTATCCACATTTAGTTCCCATAGCTCCTTCATCCCATACATTTTCATAATCCATACAATCATATGCAGCTGGATTATAGAATATTTCTTCCATTGCTTCAAAATCAGCTCCTTCTGTACCACCTGTCCCAAAAGCAATCATCATCCCTAATGTTTTTGCTCCTTGTCTCATTGTTGGCATTGTTACCTCCCAAGCTTTTAATAATCCTGGGAAAGAACCTGCTTCTTCAAAGAATACTAACTCTCCTGCCTTACCCCTTACTTTATCTGGAGCATCTTTTAAACTTACCCCCATTATTTGGGATTTCATCCCCATTTCTATCTCAATACCGTTTATTTTCTTTTTATATCCTGACATCTTACTCATTTCTCTATCACGAAGTCTTGGTTGAGACCATGCAGTATGGTCATCTATAAAAGATAAAAACTCCCATGCTTTAGATAGGAGTCCGTCACCAATTAAGTATTCTTTTTGTGCTGCAAATACAAAGTTTTTAGAGTTTTTTACAAAAAAGTAATTACGAGCTAACATAGATCCTGCTTTATATGAGTATCCTTTTCTCCTTGCTTTAAGAACAATCATATGTCTATTCTCTGCTCTAGCTTTATCTATTTCTTGAAAATAGTCCCAGTCTCCATCATAAAATCTAGGAAAACTACGTTCACGTCTAGATTGAATTGTACCATCTGGTAATTCTTCATCTATAGCTCTATCTATAGGACAATAGTTTAAATAAAAATAGTGGAATCCTGTAACATGAAGTTCATCTATAGTATACCCATACATACATCTCTTTTTTTCTTCATCCCAAAAATCATAATATTCTCTTGTTCCTGGGAGAGAGTTTGTATAATGTCCATCTTCTAAAAAAGAAAGAGCGGCAGGTCTTACTCTATTTATATCTTTGAATTTAGACATTTATCTTTAATTTTTACAAGTTCAGCACATTTTTCGTATTCTTCTGTATTTATAAAATACTCTAATAACATGTCTATTATATCTACAGTTTTACCATCTTCTTCTATAGGATCAAACGGTAAATAAAACTTTTCAATAACTCCTTTATTTTCAAACTCTTCAAAAATATCGTCTAAAGTTTTTTTATTTGTTATTAACTCATACGCATTTTCCATTGCCTGTTCATACATTTCTAAATCTTCTAAAAAGTCCATTACATACTATATTTATTTACTTCAACCCCACCTCTATTTGTATTAGCGGCTTGCTCTTCTTTTTTAACTATCTCTTCTAGTCTTGTCAACCCATCTACTACTTTCCCCATATTAGACAAGTTAGCTATTAAATCTTTTGCATGAAATATAGGTTTACCGTGATCATCCATCATAGTTAAATCTATATCTCTAAAATATTTTTCTAATTTTACTATTGATTCTTTAGCTGCTTTTAATAATCTAACAGCTGAGGTTTCAATTAATTGTTCATACTTATCACATGCACCTAATACTTTAGAAGAAGGTGACCATTTCTTTTTCTCTCCAAAGATACTATTTTTTACTTCAATATTACGTTGTTTCCACTCATATACTGAAAAAGGTGATCTATGATCTACCATAAAATAAACAAAAGACAATTCTTCTAGTGTTAAATCTTTAAATTCTAATATAGTTAAAGAATATGCACTAGGTATAGCCTTATCATTATCAATATATATTAAATCATCTATTAAAGACATAATTATGTATTTTAATCATTTCTTATCTTTTAACTTATTTATATGTTCTATTCTTTTAGGATTAACAGAGAACTTCCCAAAATATGGGAGGCGTATAACTTCAAATTTACCTGCTTTTATAACTTTAGCTGTATATTTAAATTGATAGTTTATAATTTCTTCTACTTTCTTCAAAGATAAACTATATTTATTAGCTAAACTATATATAATTTCTTTTTTATTTTTTTTCATCTTGAACCTTCCATTTTGATTCAGGGCAGTCTGTTGTTTTCCATTTAGCTTTATGTTCTACTTTACACCCACATGTTGAACATCTCATAACATCTCTTTTTAAAGATGTACAATTTAAACAGGTTTCTAATCTATCTTTATAATCATCTATTGTTACATTAGGGGATCCATTAACTAAATATGTTCCTATCTCTTTTGTAAAATTAGTTAACATTTTAAATACCGATGGATATTCTTTATTATTATCATTCATCATTTCCTACTTTTAAGTTTACTAAATTACCTTTATTGTCTTGAATTATAATTATTGTATAAGGGTCAGCTTCAAAAAAAGTAATTACTAGTCCAAAATTCATTATTTATTAGTTATATTTATTTCTACTATATCTGTATTAGGTTGTAAAAAAGGATTTAATTTATATATGTTATTTTTCTTTAACATTACTCCTTTATCTTTAAAACTTTTAACATAATTGTTTAAAGTATTATAATCTTTTATCCCAACCATATTTGACACTTTCTTTTTGTTTGATACACTACATAAATTCACTTCTTCTGTAATATTATTTACATCTATGAATGCTGCTAAAATAGTTAACTCCTTATCTGTTAGTTTAAATATTCCATTCCATAATTGTACATATTTATACGTAGTATTTATATTAACTGTTATTCTTTTCTTTTTCATTTCTTTTTTCTTTATCTTTTAATAATATCTCTTTTAATTTTCTATCACCATACATTGTTCTAGCTTTTGGTGATTTAGAGTATACTTCAGGATTAAATATACATTTAACCTCTCTAATTAACCCTTCTTTATCTCTTTTAACAATCCATCTTCTTAATGGGTATGTTTCTGTCTTTAAAAATGTCTTTAAAAAGCTCATAATTTTAATTTTTTATGGGTGTGGCCCGTTATTAAACAAATGTACTTATTTTTAGTAGTAAATAATCTTCTCCTACAATTAGAATTATGAAATCCTAATCTATGTAGTATATATCTAGCCTTTTTCATTAAATTTTATTTGAGCTCTACCATTTTTCATAATAATAGTAGATTTTTTAGATTGTCTATTAAACTCTTCAATATAATTAGATATATCTGTTTTATCACACATATATGATAAAAATACTTGTAATTCTTTAACCGCTAATTTTACAGACTCTTGTAATTCTCTAGCGTTAATATTAGAGTCTATTAAGGCATGATAATCTTCAGTAGATATAGTGACAGATCCTTTTACCATTTCCCTAATAATTGATGTTCCCCTACAATAAGGTAATCTTTATCATCAATACGTGCTTTTACAGCCTCTGTTCTAGGGTCTACCATAACAGTATCCCCAATTTTAGAGAAAGTACACATAGGACCAATAGCCATTACTTCTAATAAATTAGATCTTTTAGCATTTGCTTGTGCAGTTGTCTCATCTAATATAATACCTGCTTCTGTTTCAGTGATAGTTGGGTCTGGAAGGACAACCCACGATCCG